AAGTACCGGAGCATATTCCGTAGGAGCGGGTATGGGTATGGGTGGTGGATATACTACTGATTATGGATTTAAAAATGGCGGCCTCGCTTCAATGTTTAAAAGAAAAAGATAATGGATATTAAATACAATGAAATCCTAGGTGAGTTTATAAATACTGCAAATGATAAAAAAGTTACTCAAGCAGAATTATTAGAATGGGCTGCAGCGAACCCAATGCCTTTAGATGAGCCTAAAAAATCAAACCCTAAAATGCTTAATGAAGTAATTGACAGTTTGACAGTTAAAAAAACACCTGATAGTACTACAATCGAAGAAGGTGTTGAAACAATTACAGATAGAGGATAGAATAATCAAATGGCCGATATAGACAAAGCATTAAACACTACAACTACTGTTGAAGTTCCTCAAGAAGAAGAAGTAATTGAAGTACAAGAACAGATTAAAGAAAATCAAGAAAATAAAGATAATGTTGCTGTTACCATGGATGAAGAAGGTGGAGCAGAAATTGAATTTAATCCATCAACAGTAAATCCTGAAGGTGGTGAAGATCATTTTGCAAACTTAGCAGAATTTTTAGAAGACGATGTTTTAGATCCATTAGGATCTGAATTAATGGATAAGTATAAAGAATATAAACAGTCAAGACAAGAGTGGGAAGAAAGTTATAGAGAAGGATTAAACTTACTTGGGTTTAAATATATAACAAGAACAGAACCTTTTAGAGGAGCAAGCTCAGTTACTCACCCAGTTCTTGCTGAAGCAATAACACAATTTCAAGCACAAGCTTACAAAGAATTATTACCTGCAGATGGACCAGTTAGAACTCAAATTATGGGAGATCTTTCAGTTGCTAAAGAAGAGCAAGGTAAACGTGTTAAAGATTTTATGAATTATCAAATTATGGATCAGATGAAAGAATATGAACCTGAGTTTGATCAAATGCTTTTTTATCTACCCCTGTCTGGTTCTACCTTTAAGAAAGTTTATTATGACGATCTTTTAGGTAGAGCTGTTTCAAAATTTATACCGGCTGAAGATTTAGTCGTTCCGTATTCTGCTACCTCATTAGAAGATGCGGAGGCAGTCATCCACGTTATTCGTATGTCACAAAACGATTTGCGTAAACAACAGATCAATGGCTTTTATAAAGACATTGATCTTGGTGAGCCACCTACACAAGAAGATCAATTAAAACAAAAAGAATTAGAATTAGAGGGTATTCAACAAAGTGGTCAAGAAGATATGTACACAATTTTAGAAATGCATGTCAATGTAGATCTAGCAGGACATGAAGATGTAGATCCTGAAGATGGTGAACCTACCGGAATACAACTTCCTTACATTGTAACAATTAATGAATCCACTAATGATATTTTAGCTATAAGAAGAAATTATGGTGAAGCAGATCCTCTTAAAAAGAAAAAAGATTATTTTGTACATTTTAAATTTTTACCAGGTTTAGGTTTTTACGGTTTAGGTTTAATTCACATGATTGGTGGATTAACACGTACAGCAACTGTAGCCTTAAGACAACTTCTTGACGCTGGAACTTTAGCTAACTTACCTGCTGGTTTTAAAACTAGAGGTGTTAGAATGAGAGATGATGCACAACCATTACAACCAGGTGAGTTTAGAGATGTCGACGTTCCGGGAGGAAATATACAAGATCAGTTTATGCAATTACCCTTTAAAGGACCAGACCAAACATTATTATCTTTAATGGGTGTTTGTGTTAGTTCTGCTCAACGATTCGCGAGCATCGCTGATGCACAAGTGGGAGATATGAACCAACAAGCGGCTGTCGGTACGACGGTAGCTTTATTGGAACGTGGATCGCGGGTAATGTCAGCTATTCACAAAAGATTATACGTAGGACTTAAAAATGAATTTAGATTATTAGCAGAAGTATTTAAATCATATTTACCACAAGAATATCCTTATGATGTTCCAGGTGCATCAAGAAATATTAAGGTACAAGATTTTGATGACAAAGTAGATATACTTCCTGTAGCAGATCCTAATATTTATTCTCAAACACAAAGAATTTCTATGGCACAAACACAATTACAATTAGCACAATCAAATCCTAAAATTCATAATTTATATCAAGCATATAGATCTATGTATGATGCAATTGGTGTTAAAAATGTAAATGCAATATTACCACCACCTCAACCACCACAACCAATGGATCCAAGTTTAGAACATATCTTATCTATTAGTGGTAAACCTTTTCAAGCTTATCCAGGACAAGATCATAAAGCTCACATTGATGCGCATTTAAGTTTTATGTCTATTTCTATGGTACAAAATAATCCAATGGCAATGATGGCTTTGCAAAAAAATATTTTAGAACATATTAGTTTGATGGCACAAGAACAAATTCAATTAGAATATGTTCAAGAATTAAAAGAAATGCAAATGATTCAACAACAAATGCAACAAATGGGTCCTATGATGCAAAATCCACAAGCAATGCAACAAAATCCACAAGCAATGCAAATGCAACAACGTGCTAAACAACTAACTTCTATGATGGAAGCTAGAAAAGCAGTGTTAATTGCAGAGATGACTATGGACTATGCTAAAGAAGAAGATAAAATTAGTTCTGAAGTAGGTGGTGATCCACTACTTAAACTAAAATCTAGAGAATTAGACCTTAAAGCTAGAGCAGATCAAGATAGAACTACAAATAATGAAGCTAGATTAGATTTAGATACTATGAAAGCTATGATGAATGATAATCAACATGATGAAAAGCTAGAACAAAACGAAGAATTAGCTGAATTACGTGCTGGAGTTTCGCTTACTAAACAAACAATGGCAGATCAAAGTAAAAAACACGATTTTGGTAGAAATTTTAATAAAAATTAACTATAATATTACTAAGGAGAAACATTATGGACAATGATTGGAAAAAAGGCTCAACTTTTATGAATAAAGACGTTAAGATTACAAAAGAACTTGGCGTTGGTAAAGATGGTTACTCAACAGGCGGTGTTACTATAGAAGCAACCGACCCTTTTGAAACTCAAACAGTAGATGTTAGAGGAACTAAAAGAATGAGAGCTGATAAAAAACCTGTTAAGGCTAAGTGGTACTAACATGTGGTTGTCGGCAATTAAATTAGCCGTTTCTGCTGGAAGTAAAATTTATGCTAACAAGCAGAAGACGAAAATAGCTATGTCAGATGCACAGCTTATGCACGCATCTCGTATGGCTGAAGGAAAAGAAGCTTACCAAGGAAAATTATTAGAAGCCCGTCAATCAGATTGGAAGGACGAGGCAGTTTTGATAATTCTTTCAGCGCCAATAGCAATTTTGGCCTGGGCAGTAATATCGGATGATCCATCCGCTATGGACAAGGTCGATCTTTTCTTTTTACATTTTTCTACGCTTCCGGGTTGGTTTACAAATTTATGGATCCTTGTAGTTGCGAGCATTTATGGTATAAAGGGAACACAAATATTTAGAAACGGAGGAAAAAAATGAGACAAAACGGACAAAGATCAAATGTAAGATTTCCATATGGAAGTTCAGGCATGAAAAAACAAAGTGCTAATGATAGACTTGATGAATCTTTAGGAGCAAGAAGAGGAAAAGAATCTACAAAAACACAAAGTTTTAAATCTAGAAGAGATGAATCTAGAGGAGCTAGTAAATAATGAATACAGGAAGAATGAATCTTTTAGAAGAAGTTGGAAGAATTGATTCTGAAAGAATGAACCCTAATAGAAAAGCTGAAAAAAATAGAGTAATGGGTGAATTAAATAAAGGATATAAAAACGGCGGAAAAGTTAAAGGCTGTGGAAAAGCTAAAAAAGGTAAGGGCAGAGCTTACGGAAAGAACTCATAATGAAAAAATTAAAACCAGTTCCAAAAAATAAAAAAAAATCACTAGGAAAATTACCACCTAAAGTTAGAAATAAAATGGGCTTTATGAAAAAAGGTGGAAAAGTAAAATAGTGAATAAACTTTGGAATAAACTTATTGACAAAATCTTTGGAAAAAGATGTAAGTGTATTAATAGAAAAAGAGAAACAAAAACAATCTTTGAATGCATTGATTGTGGAAAGGTAGTAAATGGCTAAAGCAAAAGGACTTTACGCAAATATTCACGCGAAACGCAAACGTATCGCTGCAGGTAGTGGTGAAAAAATGAGAAGACCAGGAGCTAAAGGTGCTCCAACAAAAGCAAATTTTGTAAGATCAGCAAAAACAGCAAAAAAACCTAAAAAGAAAAAGTCGTAATGGACAAATCTAAAAAAGGTAAAGTAAAAAAAGTAATTAAGGGTTTAAAAAAAGCTTCTAAATTACATGCAGGTCAAGCTAAAGTATTAAAAAAAGTAATTAATAAAAAATAATTTATGAGGATGCCAGATACTAAATATACTGGAAGCTTTATAAAAAAAGAAGCTCAAGGATCTTCTGGTCCTGTTAGTTTAAGTAATTCAAGTTCCAAAAAATATTATGGTAGTATGATAGATGCTCCTGGTTTTAAATCAGGCGGTACAATTAGAAAAACTACAAAAGGACCTGGAGCTAATTATAGATCTACAAAATCTGGTGCCGGAATGACATCTAAAGGTGTTAAAGCATATAGAGCAGCTAATCCTGGATCAAAATTAAAAACAGCTGTAACAGGTGATGTTAAAAAAGGATCTAAAGCTGCAAAACGTAGAAAATCATATTGTGCAAGATCAGCAGGACAATTAAGAAACTCTTCAGCTAAAACTAAAAATGATCCTAATTCTAGAATTAGACAAGCAAGACGTAGGTGGAAGTGTTAGTAAAAAAAGTTTTATTAGATGCATTAGAAGCAAGATATGAAGCACAAATATCAGAAGCAGATGCTATTATTAAAATATATTTAGAAAATTCTGTAGGAATAGGTGAACATCCTCAACATTTAGAAGAAATAGATAAGTTATTTGATAAAATAGCTACTGCAGAAGAAAAATTAAAAGTATTAGAGGATTTTAGAGAACAAAAAAAAGGAGAAGAGTAATGGACGACATTTTATTAATATCAAAAATACAAAAAGAATTAAATAATAGATTACAAAATATTGGAGATTCAATCCTTACGGGAGGGGTTGACAATATGGAAAAATATCGTTATTTAATAGGACAGGCACATGCCATACAATTAACACTACAGGATATCTCTAACCTGCTAAAACCTAAGGAGCAAAAAGATGAGCAAGGAAACGTTATCGACATCGGAGAAGGTAAAGGAAATACCAAAAATTAAACTTGGACTTGAAGATAAATACAAAGAAGAAAAAAAACACACAGCACCAGAACCAGATCCATTAACTCCAGAAAATATTGCAGATACAGTTGATGAATTACCAGAACCTTCTGGATATAGAATTTTAGTTTTACCATTTACACCTAAAAAAAAATCAGAGGGTGGAATTATTTTTGCACAAGAAACTTTAGATAAAGCAAGAATTGCTACAACTTGTGGTTATGTTTTAAAGATGGGAGATTTAGCATATAAGGATACTGAAAAATTTAGTAAACCTTGGTGTAAAAAAGGAGATTGGGTAATTTTTGCTCGTTATGCGGGTTCGCGATTACCAATTGAAGGTGGAGAAGTGAGAATACTAAACGATGATGAAGTGTTAGGAACTGTAAAAGATCCTGAATCACTTCTTCATTTAATTTAACCACATAGGAGAAACTATGCCAGAAGAAAATGTAAAATCTTCAGAAGAATTAATTGATGTTGGTGAAACAACCGGAGCTGAAATTAATTTAGATGATAAAGGAGAAGCGGTCAAACAAGAGGAAGTAAAAGAAGAGATTGAAGTAGAACAAGTACCTGAAGATAAAACTTATGAAAATGAAAAACAGGTAAAACTTGAAAAAAAAGAAGAACCAGATGAGTTAAAAGAATATAGTGAAGGCGTTCAAAAACGTATTGCTAAATTAACTCGTAAAATGAGAGAAGCAGAAAGACAGAGAGAAGAAGCTGTTAATTATGCTCAAACAATTAAACAACAAAAAGATCAAGCAGAAAATAGATTATCTAAATTAGATAAATCTTATGTTAGTGAATTTGAAAGCAGAGTTACAACTAGTATGGCAGCAGCTAAACTAGCTCTTAAAAATGCTATTGAATCGCAAAATGTAGAAGCACAAATTGCAGCACAAGAACAGTTAGCAAATTTAACTGTAGAAAATGCTAGATTAAATGCTTTAAAAAATGTTGAGCAAGAAACTCCAAAAGAAAAACAAGTTAATATTGCTCCTCAACAAACAGCACCTACTCCACAATCTGATCCTAAAGCTGAAGATTGGGCTAGTAAAAATGCGTGGTTTGGTAATGATACTGCTATGACTTATACGGCTTTTGATATACATAAAAAGCTTGTAGAAGAAGAAGGTTATGACCCTAAATCTGACGAATATTATGAAGAAGTTGATTCAAGAATAAGACTTGAATTCCCTCATAAATTTGATAAACTAAGTTCTAATACTACAGAAAGAGCAAAACCTGCTCAAGCTGTAGCTTCAGCTAAACGTTCAGCTACCACAGGACGCAAAAAAACTGTGAAACTCTCGCCATCACAGGTAGCAATTGCTAAAAGATTAGGCGTGCCATTAGAAGACTATGCGAAACAATTAAATATCACAGAAGGAGTATAAGCATATGGAAAATGAAAAAATTAAAACTTCTCGTGCGAGCCAAACAAGAGACAAGGTAAAAAAACCTACAACTTGGGCTCCACCCTCATCACTTGATGCACCCGAGCCGCCTGCAGGTTATAGACACAGATGGATTAGAGTTGAAGTCCTAGGTTTTGACGATACAAAAAACGTATCAGGAAAACTTAGAGAAGGATGGGAGTTAGTGAGAGCTGACGAATATCCTGAACAAGACTTTCCATCTTTGACAACAGGTAAATATTCTGGTGTTATCGGAGTAGGAGGCCTAGTGTTGGCTAGGTTACCGGAGGAAATCGCGAAATCTCGTGAAGCTTATTTTCGTAAGCAAACACAAGATAGAGATGAAGCAGTTAATAACGATTTACTAAAGGAACAACACCCAAGTATGCCAATCAATCAAGATAGGCAAACTCGTGTAACTTTTGGTGGTACAAAGAAAGACTAATTATTTAGTAATTCCTAACCAACAAAAATAAAATAAACCGTACTGGAGGCCCTTCGGGGCAGGTACATTAGTAAAAGGAAAAACGACTATGGCAAACGATAGTACAGCTGGATACGGATGTAGAGCAGTAATGACTGTGGGTTCAACACCTGCAACTTCTGGTCAATCTGAATATAAGCTATATGATTACGCAGGTTCGGCTTTCAATACAATCTTTAAAGGTGACCCAGTTTCTCTAAATGCAGGAACTCAGGCAGCTGAAAAAGGTTATATTCAAGACGCAACTTACGATTCAACTGACGATGACAATAGTGGTGGAGCTGGTTGGCAAAATAGTGCTGACCCTCTATTAGTAGGTGTCTTTAATGGTGCTTTCTGGGTAGACTCAGGAACATCAAAACCAACATGGAGTAACTCAGTACCAAGTGGAACAAACTTTGGAACTGACTACAACACAGGTTCAAGCGATGGATGCGCTTATGTATTGGATAACCCTAATCAGGAATTCAACATGAGAGCAAACGCAGCTTGGCAACAAAATGATGTTGGTCTTAACTATAACACAGGTGATAACGGAGCAACTGGTATCAGTGGAATGTCTGACGAAAGACTTTCTATTGCAACAGTAGCAGCAACTTCAATGTTTACATTGGTAAGAGGTGCTAATATCCCGGGTCAAAACGATTACACGGCAGACGGCAGCGATGTCGTTGTTGTAATTGGTTCGGCTTCACACTTGTACAACTAATAGCGAATAAGGAGAAATAAACTATGGCTATATCAAGAGCACAACTCGTAAAAGAGTTAGAACCTGGTTTGAATGCTTTATTCGGACTAGAGTACAGACAATATGCTAACGAAGCAGCTGAAATTTTCGACACAGAATCATCTGACAGAGCTTTCGAAGAGGAAGTAATGTTAAGTGGTTTCGGAAATGCATCAGTTAAACCTGAAGGTCAAGGTGTATCATTCGACG